CATCATGGATTTGACGATAAAACGCATATGACAACCGAAGAAATTTTTGAATTAGCAACACCACGTAAAATACGTAGAAAATATATTATAAAAAATGACAAGTGACGACCTAGAACAAGCTGTTAAGATAGCCAAAGAATTAGAGCAAAGAAAAGCTACTAATCGTATGAGTGAATATAAACCATACAAATACCAAATGAAATTCCATAATGCAAAAGCGCAACAAAGATTGCTTATGGCTGGAAATAGGATCGGTAAGTCTTTTAGTGGGGCTATGGAAATGGCGTACCATGTGACGGGTCTATACCCAACATGGTGGGAAGGTAAACGGTTTAACAGACCAATTCGTGCTTGGGCTGGGGGAGTTTCTAATGAAACCACTAGGGATGTTTGCCAAAAAGAACTTATCGGTCAACCAGACGACCCTGCGGCAAAAGGTACAGGATCAATACCTTTAAAATATATTGTAGAAACTGTTAGAAAAGCAGGTGTACCTAACGCTTTAAACTCCGTTATTGTAAAACACGTATCTGGTGGTAACTCCAGAATAGGTTTTAAATCATATGATATGGGTAAAGAAAAATGGATGGGTGAAAGTGTTGATGTGATCTGGCTAGATGAAGAACCACCTACTCCAATCTATACACAATCACTAACACGAACAGCCGATAAAGGTGGTGTGGTATATATGACATTTACACCAGAAAGCGGTATGACAGAAACCGTTGCACAATTTGTAAACAACTTAAGAAAAGGACAAGCATTAATAACAGCAGGATGGGATGACGCACCTCATATGACAAAAGAGGTTAGAGAACAAATTTTAGCCGCATTACCGCCACACGAAAGAAAAATGAGAGAACGTGGAATACCACAATTAGGTTCTGGTTTAGTATTTCCAATAGCAGAAGAAGATGTAATATGTGATGAAATTGTATTACCAGATCATTGGCCAAAAATTTGTGGGCTGGATTTTGGATGGGATCACCCAACAGCCGCAGTATGGGTTGCTTGGGATAGAGATACAGATACAGCTTATGTTTATGATTGTTATGCTATGAGGCAAGAAGCAGTACCTATTCATGCATCTGCTATAAAAATGAGAGGAAAACATATACCTGTTATTTGGCCTATGGATGGCAGACAAGCTGATAAAGGTTCTGGTAAAAGTTTAACACAACAGTACAAAGAAGAAGGTGTTAATATGAGCAGAGAACATTTTAGTAATCCACCTCAAAACGGACAAAAAGATGGTTCTGGAGGAAACTCCGTAGAAGCAGGTGTTCAAGAATTATACACTAGATTTAAAACACAAAGGTTGAAAATATTTAAAAATCAGAGTAAACTGCTAGAAGAATTGCGTATGTATCATAGAAAAGATGGTAAGATTGTACCAGCTAATGATGACGTAATATCTGCAATGAGATATGCAGTTATGTCGTTAAGAAAAGCTAGAACAAAATCATATGAAAGATTACAAGTGCAATCAGATTATGAGTTTAATATATTTAACTAACAAAGGATAACAATGGGATTTGTAAGAAGAATAATACAGACAATTACACAAACAGTAAATCCACCCGCAGTACAAGTACAAGCACCTGCACAAACTGCACCTGCACAAACTGCACCAGTAACAGATGTTGCGGCACAAAAAAAAGCGGCATTAGGTTCTGGTTATGGAACATCTGGACAAACTGTATTATCTAGTGGTGATACAGAAGAAGCAAATGTTTCTAAAACTATTTTAGGTCAAGGCAAAAAGAAAAAAATTAAAGCATAATTTATGGTTGAAGTCGTAACAGACGACAAATGGAGAAAACCAATTGGTGATTATCTAAAAAAAAATTGTCATATATCTGCTGATATAAAAGATGAATTTTCCTATATTGGTTTTGTTGAAAATGAAAAAATATTAGGTGGATTTTTATTTACTGATTATGATGGTCATAATATCTATGTTCATTTAGCTATAGAAAGTCCTAGATTATTTACCAGAAAACATATAAGATACGTTTTTGACTACGGTTTTAAACAAATCGGCTGTGGTCGTATGACAGCAGTTTGTAGAAATGGATACGAACGTAATGAACGTATTTTATCTGGAACAGGTTGGAAAAAAGAAGGCGTAGTTAGACAAGTTATGAAAATAGATAATAATTTTGTTGATGCGGCTATATACGGTATGTTAAAAGAAGAATGTAAATGGATTTAGGAGAATAATTATGGGCGGAAAAGCACAACCACAAATGCCACCACCAGTAGATCAATCGGTCTATGATAAAACTGCGGAAGCAGATGCAAAACTTGCGGCTGAAAAAGAAAAAATGTTAGGTACAAAAAAAAAGGGAATGTACGGAACAATTTTAACTTCTGGTACAGGTGATGAAACAGAAGCGGAAACAAGTAAAACAGTATTAGGAGGAGGAGTATAATGTCATTAGTAAAAAATATTAATGCTAGAAAAAAAGCTGGCACTTCAAGACCAAAAAGTAAATCAACAGTATCTCCAAAAGCATACAAAGCAATGAAGTCTGGTTGGAAGAATACAAAAAAAAGTTAGTATGGCATCTTTTGAATATGTAAAAAAACGTCTAGGCTCTATGGAAGAAGATAGAGGAACTTGGGAAACTCATTGGCAAGAAATTCTTGACTATGTTATGCCAAGAAAAGCAGACGTTATAACTTTAAGAACTCGTGGTGAAAAAAGAACAGAAGTTTTATATGACAGTACAGCTATTACTGCTAACAATTTATTAGCGGCATCATTACAAGGTACACTTACATCTCCATCATTAGCATGGTTCTCAATTAAATTAAGAGATGAAAATCTAAATCAAAATAGAGAAGTTGCTTTATGGTTAGAAGATACTGCAAAAAGAATGTATGACACTTTTAACGAAACAAATTTTAATACAGAAGTACATGAATTATATCTTGATCTATGCTCAATAGGTACAGGTGCAATTTTTGTTGAAGAAGGTAAAAAAGGTTTTGATACAGACGGTATTCATTTTAATTGTTTACATATTGCAGAATATTATATTCAAGAAAATATAAATGGAAAAGTAGATACACTTTATAGAAAATATAAATTAACAGCTAGACAAGCTGTTCAAGAATTTGGTGAAGAAAATTTAGGTGAAAAAATTTTAAAAGCGGCAAGAGAAAAACCAGAAAAAAATTTTACATTTATTCATGCTGTAGAACCAACAGAAGATTACGAAAGAGCAACAGGAAAATCTGCAACTAAATTACCATTCCATTCATGTCATGTTTGTGAGGAAGATAAAATGGTTGTTAGAACAGGTGGTTATAATGAATTCCCATATTTAGTACCACGTTGGTCAAAAGCAACTGGTGAAATTTTTGGAAGATCACCATCATTTAATGCATTACCAGATATTAAAACTTTAAACAAAGCAGTTGAAATTGGATTAAAAGCATGGGCTAAAGCAATTGACCCACCACTACTTGTTCAAGATGATGGAGTAATTGGTAGAGTTAGAATGACACCTGCTGGAATTACAGTTGTTAGAAATGACGGTGCTGTTAAACCATTACAAATTGGTTCTAATTGGCAAATAACTGACATGAAAGAAAACCAATTAAGAACTGCTATTAGACAAGCATTTTATTCAGACCAATTACAATTACAAGAAGGCCCACAAATGACAGCAACAGAAGTTCAAGTTAGATATGAACTTATGCAAAGATTACTTGGGCCAACATTAGGTCGTTTCCAAACTGAATTTTTAAATCCATTAATTGAAAGAGTATTTGGAATTATGTTTAGAGCAGGTGCTTTAATGCCTGCACCAGATGTTATTCAAGACACTACAATTGATGTAGAATATGTTGGGCCATTAGCTAGATCACAAAGAATGGAAGAAGCAGTTGCTATAGAAAGATTATATACTTTAGCAATGAATATTGCACAAGTTGATCCTGCTATTATGGATAATATAGATCACGATAACGCAATTAGAATGAGAGCAAAATTACTTGGTGTACCTAAAACTGTTTTAAGAGGTAAAGATCAAGTTGATGAAATGAGAGCCGCACAAGCAGAAGCACAACAACAAGCGGCAATGGCACAACAAGCACAACAAGAAGCACAAGTAGCTAACACACAAGCTGACGCAACTAAAAAATTAGCAGACCCTAATGTACAATCCGCTATGGGAGATATGGCAGATGATATGGGTATGTCTGATATGATGGGATAATATGGCAGATCAAGATACTGATCTAAAACAATTAAAACAACAATACAAAATTACATTTTCATCTAAAGAAGGTGAGAAGGTATTAGCAGATTTAACGTCTGCTTATTATCATAGAAGTTCATTTAAAGAGAACCCCTATGAAACAGCCTTTCGTGAAGGACAACGATCGGTATTAATCAGAATAATCAATCTAATAAAGGAGAATAAAAATGTCTGATGAACAAACGACCACTAATGACAATCCAGCAGTAGAAACTCAAATAGCTGATGCAGTACAAGGCACAGTTAATACAGTTCTTGGATCAGAAAGTGATAATCAAAATGATTGGAGATCAACACTTTCAGAAGATTTAAAAAATGATCCAACTTTATCAAACTTTAAAGATGTAGAAAGTCTTGCTAAAACTGTAGTACATCAACAAAAAGTATTAGGTAGCAGAATACCATTACCTAAAACTGATGAAGAACGTAACGAACTTTATAATAAATTAGGCAGACCAGAAGATGCTAGTAAATATGAAGTTAATATTCCAAATGAAATGGCAGAATTTATGCCTAAAGAAGATATTGAACAATTTAAAAATGTTGCTCATAAAATTGGATTAAATAACGAACAAGTAAATGCATTAATGGAATTTCAAGTTAGTGCAACTAAATCTAGTTTAGATAATCAAGGCGCAATTCTTAATCAAGAAAAAGAAAAATCAACAGAAGTTCTTAAAAAAGAATGGGGTTATGATTATGATAAAAATGTAAGGGCGGCACAAAGAGCATTAAATGTTTATGGTGATGCAGAATTACAACAACTTTTATCTGAAACATCTGCTGGAAATAATCCTGCTGTAGTAAAATTTTTAGCAACTATTGGTAAAGAAGTAACAGAAGATATGGCTCAAAATACTACTAATAATAGATTAGCTACATCTCCGTTAGATGCTAAAGAAGAAATTAATAATGTTATGGCTGATACAAGTCATGCTTATTTTAATCCATCACACCCAAACCATGAAATTGCTGTAGAAAAAATGCGACAATTACATGAAAAAGTGTATGGTAAATAAGTCACAAGTGTGATATTATTACAACAATATATTTGCCCGCAAGGACAACAAATGTATAAGTCATGTTGACTATAAAACCGTAGTGATTGTATCGTTATTACAATAAGGTTTCCCAGAAATGGATAAAGACCGATTAATTGGAATATGGTTTAATACATTTGTATTATGCTCTCTATTCTTAACTTTTAAATAAGGACTAAATAACATGAGTACACAAATAACAACAGCTTTTGTAGAACAATACAAAAGTAATGTGTTTCATCTTGCACAACAAAAAGGTTCAAGGTTAAGAGGTGCGGTTAAATCTGAAACGGTAACTGGTACATCTCATTACTTTGAAAGAATTGGTGCAACTGCGGCACAAGTAAGAACAACAAGACATTCTAACACACCTCAAATTGACACGCCTCACTCAAGAAGAAAAGTGACGCTTGCTGATTACGATTGGGCAGATTTAATTGACCAAGAGGATAAAGTAAGAATGTTGATTTCACCTCAATCTGAATATGCGAAAGCTGGTGCTTACGCTATGGGTAGAGCAATGGATGACGCAATTATTGCGGCCGCTTCTGGCAATGCATTTGGTGGAGTAGCTGGTGCTACTTCTGTTGCATTACCTGCTGGTCAAAAAATTGCAGTAGGCACTACTTCTCTAACAGTTGCAAAACTTATTGCGGCTAAAGAGATTTTAGATGCTTCTGACGTTGATCCAGATGAAACTAAATACTTGGTTTGTTCAGCTAAAGAGATTACTTCTCTATTAGGTGATGACAAAGTAACTTCTGCTGATTACAATTCAGTAAAAGCACTTGTTGCAGGCCAAATTGATAGTTTCATGGGCTTTAACTTCATCAGAACTGAAAGAATTGCGGCTTCTGGCGGAGATAATCTAGCACTTGCGTTCACTCAATCAGCTATTGGTCTTGCTCTTGGAAAAGACATTGCTACTAGAATATCTGAAAGAGATGACAAGAACTACGCAACTCAAGTATTCCTATCTATGACGATTGGTGCTACTAGAGTTGAAGATGAAAAAGTTGTAGAAATCGCTTGTAACGTATAATATACTTATACTTACAATTTTTTACAAAGTGGGGCGTTGAAATATACGCCCCATACAATATTTAAAAAGGATTTATGGCTACAGAAGTTTCAATTTGTTCAAACGCATTAAGAAGATTAGGAGATGATCCTATTACATCTCTTACAGATGATACTGAAAGAGCAAGACTTTGTAATTCATTTTATCCAGATGCAAGAGATGCAGTATTAAGATTACACACTTGGAACTTTGCAGTTACAAGAGCATCATTAGCACAATTAGCAACAGCACCCGCTTATGGGTTTGCATATCAATATTCACTTCCTTCTGATTGTTTAAGAGTATTACAAATGGAAGAACCTCATTTTATTTTTAAAGTAGAAAACGTAGCTACTCACGGTAGAGTATTATTAACAGATGAAGGTACTGCAAACATTATGTATGTTGCAAGAGTTACTAATACTACTTTAATGGATAGTATGTTTGTTGATACACTTACTGCAAAATTAGCTACAGATTTAGCTTATCCTGTTACAAATTCTGTTCAATTACAAACTCAAATGCAGAAACTCTATGAATATAAACTTTCGGAAGCCCGTAGTGTTGATGGACAAGAAGGATTTATTGATGATCTTGTTTCTGATACATTTACAACTTTCCGAAGATAATGGCTAGAGTACATCCTTTTCAAACTAACTTTACTGCTGGTGAATTAACACCAAAACTTGCAGGCCAAATTGATTTTAAAAAATACAATAATGGCGTTGAGATAATGGAAAACATGACAGTATTTCCACAAGGCGGTGCATCAAGAAGATATGGTACTAGATATGTAGCACCAGTTAAAGATAGTTCTAAAGTAACTAGATTAATTCCTTTTGAATTTAATGTTGAGCAATCATATGTATTAGAATTTGGAGATCAATATATTAGATTTTATAAAGATGATGGTCAAATAACTTCTGGTGGTTCTCCATATGAAATATCTACAAATATTACAGAAGATAAATTATTTGAAATACAATTTACACAATCAGCAGACGTTATGTATATTGTACATGAAAGTTTACCTCCACAAAAATTATCAAGATTAGGTCATACTAATTGGACATTATCAACAGTACAATTTGAAAATGGCCCGTTTTTAGATAAAAATACAGGATCAATAACTTTTACTTCATCTCAACATACTGTTGGAACAGGAAGAACTTTAACTGCATCTGGTTCTGGTTTTGGTAAAGATAATAATGGTTTTCATTCAACTGATGTTGGAAGAAGTATTTTAATGAAAGATGGTGATGGTGTTATTACAGGATATACTTCTGCAACAGTTGTTACTTGGGAAGTAAAAAAAGATTTAGGTGCATCAACAGCTACAACAGAATGGGCATTAGGTGCTTGGTCTGAACACACAGGATATCCTAAAACAGTTTCATTTTTTGAACAAAGATTAGTATTTGGTGGTAGTACATATTATCCACAAACTATATGGGCATCTGAAAGTGGTTTTTATGAAAAATTTGATACAGGTGCAGGTGATCCTGCAGATGCATTTATTTATACTATTGCCGCTAACAAAGTAAACACTATAAGATGGTTAGCACCCGCTAGAGATTTAATTGTAGGTACTGCTGGTGGTGAATTTAAAGTTGGAAAACCTGCTGGTGAGCCTTTACAACCCGATAACGTACAGATTACACAACAAACTACTTATGGTGGTTATACAACACAACCTATTCAAATTGGTAACGCTGTATTATTTTTACAAAGACAAAGAAAAAAGATTAGAGAATTTTCTTACAGATTTGAAGATGATGCATATCTTGCACCAGACATGACATTGCTTGCTGAACATATTACAGGTAATGGAATTATTGATGTTGATTATGCACAAGAACCAGAAAGTATTTATTGGGCAGTAAGAGAAGATGGTACTTTATTAGGTATGACTTACCAAAGAGAAGAAGATGTTATTGCTTGGCATAGACATATTATTGGTGGTTCATTTAAACAAACTTTTAATGCGGCAACTGATGTTACACCTAAAACAACTGATCCTCTTTTTAATGGTTTTATTACAATATCTGGTCATGGTTTTGTTACAGGTGATAAAGTTTTATATAGCGCAAACGGTGGAACTAAAATTGGTGGCTTACAAGATAATACTTATTATTATGTTATAGCAAAAGACGCTAACAATATTGAATTTGCAGAAACATATCAACAAGCAAAAGATAGAACTGTAATACAAATATCTGCTGGTGTTGGTACACAAAATATACAATCACAAGCTAAAGTTAAATCTATTTGTACTATTTCAGAAGAATTAGAAAATCAAACATGGATTATTGTTGAAAGAAAAGTAAACGGTAGCATAGTAAAATATGTTGAATATTTAGATAAAAATGTAAATATGGATAGTTGTTTATCTACAACTGTAAATGCTAGTAGTACAACAATAACAGGATTAAATCATTTAGAAGGTGAAAGTGTACAAATACTTATTGGTGACGCTGTATATCCAAATCAAATAGTTACAAGTGGAGAAATATCTGTTAGTCTATCACCAAATACAGGTTATAAATCTTTAGAAGTTGGTCTTGGTTTTGTATCTCAACTTAAGACTATGAGAGTAGAAGCTGGCGCATCTGCTGGTACTGCACAAGGTAGAAAAAAGAGATATAATGAAGTTATGGTAAGATTACATAAAACAGTAGGAATTAATATAAATGGAGATCAATTACCATTTAGAACATCATCCACTCCAATGGGTCAAAATATTAAAGAATTTACTGGAGATAAAAGAGTAATTAATCTAGGATGGGATCGTGACGGACAAATAATTATAAAACAAGAACAACCATTACCTATGACAATTTTAGGAATAACAGGAACATTAGTAACAAGTGATTAAGGAGATTAAATAATATGGCATGGCAAGTATTGGCCGCAATGGCCGCAAGTACAGCAGTTACGTTGATGGGTCAACGTCAACAAATGAAAACTATGAAAGCAAATGCGGCTTGGCAAAATTATGAAAATGAACTTTCATTTCAATATGAAAAACAAAAGACATTAAAAGCACAAGCTAAATTAATGAGCAAACAAAGAGCCGCTATAGGCGCATCTGGCGCACAATTTACTGGTTCACCATTAATTGCATCTAATGCAGATTTTGAAGAATTTGAAAGTGATTTATGGTATATGGAAAAAAGATTTTTTGTTCAAAGTGCGGCAAGAGATGCTGAACTAACAGGATTACTTACAGCCCAAAAATATAAAATGGGTCAAACATTATTGTCTGGCGCAAGTAGTGGTGTAAATTATAAATATGGAAATAAAGCCGCAAATACTACAGGAACTTAATAATGATTTATTTAATTAAAGTTTGGGATGGTATGGAAAAAATATTTGAAGGTTATTCAAGAACTGATCCTACTGTTAATAAAGAATTTAATGCATGGACAGATAAAACAGATGAACAAGGAACAGCAACAAAGGTAAATTTTACACCTGCTAGATATAGGATTACATATGAAACTGCCTAGATATACAAGTCAAAATTCATCTGGTGTTGTTTCTAGTAATAGATCATTAACAACTGGTACTCAAACTGGTAGTGCTATTGCTGATATAGGTGCATTAGCTTTAAATAAAGTTGCTGAATATGGTGTAATGAAAAATAACCATGAAGCAAAATTAAGAAGATTAGATATTAATACTAATAAATCTTTATCAGACAGTATGATGTTTGGTAAAGTTTCTGAATTTGAAAATAGTTTAGAAACTAGAGAAGATTTTTTAACTCCAGAAAATTGGTTATTAGATTTTGATAAGCAATCAAAAGGATGGGAAAAAGAATTTAAAGAAGGTTTAGATGAGCAAACTTGGAAAGAATATCAACCTTTATATTATCAAAAGTTTTTTGAAAGTAAAAACAAAGTTGTTAAAGCAGTAAATAATCAAAAGTTAAAAAATGCAAATCATGCTTTTAATGAATCAGTTAATACATTTCAAAAATCAGTAGAAAATTCTACATCTTTAAATGAAATAGAAGCACAATATGAATTATTTACTGAAATACATTTAAAAGACAATGTTAAAACTAATCTATTTGATGCAGATAAATTTAACGCAGTTAAAGATGAGGCTAAACAATTTACAAATTTAAAATACACAATGTTTCAAGCAACAGAAGGTTTAAATATTTTATCACCTAATGGTAGTAAAGAAGTAGATTGGAATAATGTTGTATCAAGATTAAAAAATAAAGAATTTAAAATGTTAGATATTGATGGTAATGAACTTACTGTAGATGATGATTTAAGACAAACTTTAATTAAAGATGCTAATGAAAAATTTACTACTCAAAATTCTTTACACACAAAACAAAAAGAAGAAAAGAATAAAACTATCAAATTAGATTTTACCAATAGAATAATTGGTATGGAAACTGGATCAGAAGAAGGTAAAGAAGGTGCTAAAAATTTTATGGCTGATTTAGAAAAATCAGATTTAGAACCTACAACAAAATTAAGTTTAAGAACTGCATACAATGCATCTCTTAATAATATGAAAAATGGTAAAAATAGTTGGAACTCTGTACAAGGACAACAAGCATTATCTTTAACTACTTATTTAGTTGCATCTGGTGCAATGGACACAGAAGAAGAAAGAGATGTCATTTTTGATATGATGGCTAAAGGTTTATTAGAACCTAAAACTGCATTAAGTTTATATAATGAAAGTATTAAACTAACTAAAAATAGAAACGTATATAAAAAAGATTTAACTACAAAAGCAACTTCTATGCTTATGAAAGAAATAGGTGCTGGAGAAGGTGTAATGAGTTTATTAAATAATTTATCAAATATTCCACCTGCTGAAAGAACAGTAGCTTTAACTGCGGCATTAGATAGTGGAAGAATGACACAAGAAGCATATAACGCTATGAATAATATGTTTAGCTTACTTGCTCAAGGTGAAAGAAAAGGATTTACATACGAAAAT